GGTAAGCTGAAAGGTACGATATATCCCGACTGGGTGGAAGTCGATAAGGAATTCGATTACCGCGACGGCGTGATATGGTACATTGACTTCGGCTTCTCGGATAAACCTACAGCAGATCCATCTGCGGGCGGCCGCATAAAGCAGAACCCGAAAGACCATCCGGAACTTGATTATCTGGTGGATGAATTGTTCTACTCTCGCGGCATGCCGCCTGCGCTAATGGCTCAGTGTTTAAAAGATGCTGGATATCAAACCGGTCAACCGGTATACTGCGATCACCATACCGCATCTATCCGCGAGCTGCGGCTGTTGGGAATCAGCGCCTTTCAAGCTGATAAGAGCAACGGCATCCTGGCCGGCGTATTGTTCATGAAGTCTAAGCGCGTGGGCTATACCAAACGCTCGACCAATATCAAAGACGAAACGAAGAAATACAAGTTCATGGAGATTGAGGGCATCATGACGAACCTACCCATCGACGAATTCAATCACCATATGGACGGTATCAGATACGGCGCACATACAAATTACCTGCGATTCGGCAGGTAGTGCCGAGTGGAATTGCTACCTTCAAGCAATGAAACGAATTGAGTTTATTGTCGAAGCCGGCCGGCGAGACAGCTCCGGTGATATCATTCTACTAAGGGGCATCCGTAACCCAAATGATAAAGTGCCATTGCTCAGAGAATTCGATACAAGTAAATCTCTCGGCAGTGCTACATTGAAACTCGGCGATGTGCTTCGAGCGACTGCAGATATCGAAGACGAGCATCTCGATTTAGTTCCTGCGATTCACTATGAGATTGGCAAAGACGATTACGAATATAACGCCGAAGAGTACACGACGACAATCAAGCGGTGTCGAATTCATTCAGTGGGCTTGTGCATGAAGCCCAACTCAGATAAACAGATTCTTTCACTACGTGATCAGCTGATGACCGGCCAGGCAAAGGAGATAACAGGCCTGCGGAAGTTGTTCGCGAAATAGTGTTTCTATGGCAAAAACTACAAATGCAATCCGCGCCGACAAGCGCAAGCCGAGGATTCACACAGGGAAATATTGGGATAACCCAGACCTACGTGATCTTTATTTTACTCGAAGCGCGGCATTTATTTCGAATGAGTATAGCAATGCAGGTAAGAGAGTTGGCGAGATGGTTGTTAAATATAATTTCACGACGAAACATCTGTTTGTCTTTCTAACGGTTAGTGGTATAGTTTTTTCGATAAGACCACTCGGCGCCAGTGAAGTAGTTGACCTGGGTTCGCATCTGCAAATTACGCTGCGTGATTATGTTGTCGGGCCATTCCCTGAACATCTCATGCCTATTGCTACATCAAAATTCTAATCATGCGACCATATAAAGTAGGAATCATGATAAAGCAATCAATCATGTTCAGCGACACTGAAGAGCATGTATTGAAAGCTATTGTCAAGTTGAGAAAGGATAATCTTTCGAAAGGGTTTGCTGTCCCGAATGTGACGGTGAGGATTGGTCAAATGGATAGAGATTTCGTTTACTCTATGACATCTATTCTCGCATCTGGATTCACAGTAAAAGTACCGCGCATATTGTCTCAACGTTTAATTAAGAAGTATGTCAATTGAAAAACAGATGGCAATCGCAAATGCGATTATCGATGCTGCGATGTCTGTAGTATCGTTTGCGAAAGATATATCCAAACTAACGCCAACCAACAAACGAAGAAATGTATTTGTCAAGTCATACAACCGCAGGCCTGCCAACAAAAAGAAGAGAGCGGTGCTAACCGCTCAATCTGCAATCAACGTAGCGATGGCTTCAGATCGAATACGTGCGATGTTAAGCCAACCACAGCCGAAAAAAGAATTCTTAAGTGGTGGAATCGCAGTGGTTGGCGATATTCCCCATGGTGCAGACGCAGCCATGCAAATTGCCAGAATGAAAGCCTCACCAATTATAAACCATCGCCCTGGCTCAAACATATAACATACGCGAGATATTAAACCTCATCGACGGAGCGGACATCGAACAGCTCTGGATCATCGCGTCTACTGTCAATGAAGAGATAAACTTCTACACCGAGGCCGAGCGCCTGGTAATACTCGATTACATTCAATCCAGGCGGCTGCAGATTGAAAGCGATATCGCAGCGAAGAGAAACTAACTGAAATGAAAACGGGCCCCGAAAGGCCCGTCTCCACTCTTCAGCATAAATGCGCTAGGGGATGTTCATTGCTAAGATACGCACTCGCACACATCTGCACAAACAATCTCGTTATTACGGTATGCTTATAATATTATAATCAAATGCGAATAATTCTAAGTTGTCCACATATTTCAATAACTTCTGAAAAAAAGAAACTGTTTGTAAATTAAATAACCTATATTTTTGGCTCCGTGATTGCACAAGCAGAAAAACCACGAAGCCATGTAACAAGCATTTTACCAGAGGTGCGCTGCACCAATATCGTATTCACCAAAGGCCGGCATACACTATGCAACGGCCTTTTATTAAAAGGTAGTGTAAACATCGCAGAGATAAAATGTCAGAAGTGCGGAAAGATTGTGACGGTCAGAAATAACAAGGTAGCCTAAATCATTAACGAACTCCATAGAGGGTCAGCGTTCGAAAGAGCGGTGGCCCTTTTTTTATTCCATGTTGACATTCATCGTATATGCATCTCTCTGGTTGGCCGGTGTTTACCTGTCGCTGTGGATGCTCGACGTTGAATCCGAATCTGAAGGGAAAGAAAAAACGAAAGGAGCTCAGGCGCTCGCTATTATCTTATCAGTATTCGCATGGATTACAATTCTCATAATCCTGGTACTCGCATGGGTTCGCATGATAGGCAAAACCGGTTACTGGAAAAAACCAATAAAGGAAAAAGCTGATGGGGCTAATTAGTGCGCTGCAGGCTATAGGTGACTACACTCCGCCAACCGGTGAGGTGATAGATTCCTACGGCTCTGACAATTATCGCGGCGGTAACGGTGCATTCTTTTTCAACCCCGATGGATCTGCTCGGTACTTCTCATTCTCCGGACACGATAGCGCAATACAAGCCTTTCAGCGATGCTCACCTCTCACATCCATTTTGATTAAGAAAGCGCAGGCTTTCATCAATGGAAAAACGTTCGTCCTTAATTCCAGAGGGAAAGAAGCGAGTGGTATCAATGCTGAGAAGGTCCGCAAGCTACTCAATAGACCGAATCCTTTACAAACGCGCCGGGCATTCGAGGCTCAGGCGTATATGTATCAACAGCTCTTTGGCTTCACGATGATCCTGCCAGTAAAGCCGGCAGGATTTAAAGATAACATCGATGCGACTTCGCTATGGAATATCCCGCCTTACATGCTGGATATCGAAGAGACAAAGAAACTGTTTTATCAGTCGGACAGCCGTTCGATTATAAAGCAGATTTTTCTCACTTACAAAGGACAGCGCACATATCTCAATGCGGAAGATGTCTATTTCATCAAAGACTTCACGCCGTCGATGGATTCGCTATTCTTACCTGCGAGCCGGGTGCAGCCGTTGGCAATGGCAATCAATAACATCATTGGCGCATACGAAAGCCGGAACGTTCTTATCAATTATCGCGGTGCGTTGGGTTTGCTTTCAAGTGACCCAGGCAGCGGACAGTATGGTGGTCTTCCTTTGTCACCTGACGACAAAGAAGCGCTGCAAAAAGATTTCCTGCGCTATGGTCTGAAGCGCCAGCAGTGGAAGATAATAATCACCAGCGCGTCGATGAAATGGCAGCAGATGGGATACCCTACAAAGGACCTGATGTTATTTGAAGAGGTCGAAAGCAGCACGATGGCTATTTGCGATATGTTCGGTTATCCATACCGGTTATTATCCGCCGAGAAGTCTGCATCGTACAATGACGTAAAGGAGTTTGACAAACAGCTTTACCAGGATGCAGTAATTCCAGAGGCCGAGAACTTCTACGAGCAATGGAACGAGCTGTTCAATCTTTCAGAGTATAATCTTTCAGTAGAGAAAGATTTTTCACATATACCCATCCTACAGGATGACGCCGGCGCAACAGCGACAGCCAGGTATAATTTGAACCGGGCCCTGGAAATGGAGCTGCGCTATGACCTAATAACGTTCAACAGGTGGAGAGAGCTTAATGGTGAAGAGCCGGTAACGGGAGGCGACGTGTATTTCTCCGAATGGGTGAAAGACCATCCCGACCCATACGCAAGGTACGCAGGATCAGCTGCACCAATTGATGCCGGCCAGAATCCAAACGACAGTAATTCACAAACCCAAAATAACAATAGCTGATGACTTACACAGTAACTCTCCGACAAGAGATAATCAGCGCGAACGGTACCAGTATTAAAAACTTCGACGCTTTAAAATGGAGCGAAGGAAAAAAGGATTTGCAGATG